ATTGATTCCATTCAAGTTACTCGTTTATACACTTATACAGACGTCTATTCATTCCTAGAGCTTTCTAACCATCTAGAACGCTAGAATCGCTGACTGATTCAGGCGACTGTCAAATACTTTGTTTTGTAAAGTCTGAGCGCTAGAACGTCTGGATCGCGTCCTGTCAACTATTTTTCTTGTAGTCGCTTGTTCACGCGGTCGGCGACGGGATCGGCGAGAGGATCTGGTTCTGCCGTGGTGGACGGCGGAGGCGTGGCTTTCGCTGGCTCGTTCACTTTGACAGGCGTGGCATTCGTAGTCGCTGTGCCTTTGACCGTATACTGTTTTCCAAGTCGCACCTGAATGGTCTTGCCGATCTGCGGAGTGGCGGCGATAGCGCCTCCGAGCAATCCGGCGGCGGCCTGTGAATTCTGATTCGCCAACATCCCAGCGATGTAGTTCCCAGCGATGTAGTTCTGATTATAGACTAGCTGAGCCTGCGCCTGCTGCACGGCGTATTGTTGCAACAGTTGATTCTGTGCGGCGTTCTGGAGCGCCGACAGTTGCTGGGACGAGTTCTGGTTGTAGAGGAACGCTTGCTGGTGTATCGCGAACACGATCCGGCTTTGATATGGGTTCTGAAACGGGTTCGGCGATGACGATCCGTAGGGGTTCTCCGAGATCCATGTGCTGGCTCCTTCATCAACAGTGACTGGAACGTGGTAGCGCGTCTCCAATGAGGACCGCGCCGAGAACGACGGCGAGACGAACAGCTCCAGAATCTTCATGTGCTGGGCGCGATACCCGCGGGTATGTTCCGCGAGCCGCCCCCACACTTCGACCTTCGCCAGGATTGACCCTTGCGCGTGCTGTTGGGCATCCTCGCGGGTTTTGTAGCAATAGAATCCGCACGAGCACTGAAGCTGCGGCGCGTCGTGATCGCCAGTCGCTCGGCACAGCGCTTCGCCGAGATCATGCATCGGCCACCAGTGATCGGTATGGCCGGCGCTCGTGAGCACACGGCCGCCCACCGCGAACTCAAATTTGCGCCAGCCGATGAGCGCGTGAAAGAAATCAGGAATCTGCGTCATGTGCCACCGGAATGCGGTGTGTCTCCTTCTCTGGCCCACCACTCAGACCGTTGCGATCTTCTTCCCTTCAGCCTCATTGCGCACCGCGCGATTGAGCCGCGACGCGGAATCGTTATGAATCTGCGCGAGATTAGCGGCGGTGAATATCTTCGCATCCGGCATTAGCTTGTCGAGCTCGTAGAAAATGCTCGCCAACTTAAAATGCCGCTCGATTTCGTTGTGCACCGTGGACACGTCACCTGTGACTACCTCTGCCATCGCCTTCTCCTTCTCCTTCTCTGGCCCGCGCAACTATTCGTGCAGATACTTCGCCAGATGCTTGTTCATCACGTCGGCGAGATTGAGATCATCAGGCCAGTCGTTGTCGCCGAAGTCTTCACAAATCGCCCGCAGCGTCAGCACCAACTCGGCGCGTTCACGAATCCAGCGCGTCTGGATGACCTCGGCGTGTTCGTAACCGAGTTGACGGATGCACTCATTCATCATCGAGAGCCACGCGCGTTGATGGCCGTTCGTGTAGGCGGTGTCTCGTTCGTCTTCTGTCAGCATTTAGCTTTTCCGATCGAGTAAGCGCCGTCCCCCGACACCCGCATAGAACCGGCGATCATGCGCATTCGCGCGGCGATCTGGTCCGGTGTAGCGCGGCTCTTTCTCCGCACGCGTCGGCGCCGTCTGCCCTTCCCAATGCTCGCGGAAATCCGCGGCGCCCACGACACATTGCGACCCCGGCGGCGGCTCCTTCATCGCTACGGCGTCACGACCAGATTCGTCACGGGGCCGGGGGCGGCGCGAAAGGTCAACACGTCCGTCGTGTCCACCACGATCGTGGAGGTCACGGAGCCGTTCACCGCCCACACCGCCAGCAGGAGTTCCACATCCGCGAGAAGGCCGCCGAGCACCTGCGTCCGCAGCGCCATGAAATCGCCGCCGGTCGCCGTGCCCGGCAGCGTCACGCTCGCGACGACGGGATGCTGCGCGGGGTGTGTCCGGAGCTCCACCAGATAGGACTCAGGCGCGGGACTCGGCGGCGTGAAGCTGTAGGCGGACGGATTGAGAATCATGGAACGCTCCTCTAAATGTGGCGTATATCACACGGGGTCAAGTTGACAGCCTGCGTATACTAGTTGGCCCGCTAATCGATCGCCACACGCGCCGTATTTATGGCGTGTGTGCTGCCCACTGGCGTCTGATACGCGAGTGTCGCATGATACGTTTCTCGCGCGGACGGCAGGCCGTCACAGGTGGCGACGACCGCTTTCATCACGTCGTCGGTGGAGTCCGTGTGGTAGTAGCCGAAGGCGTGCCCGAGCTCGTGCCGCGCGACACGCGGAGACACGTTGCTCACACCGGGGCACATGCACGCCGTGGAGCCACTGCGATAGTTGAGATCGATCGCGCCGCCGTCGATCCCCACCGTGGCGCGTCCGCAGATCGGTTCATTCGTGGCGAGAAACCGCACCGTCAGCCAGCCCGCTTGCCCGGCTTTCGTGCTCGTGCCGCGCTCCACGCCCGCGAGGCCGAATTGTCCACCGCCCCAGGTCGGCGCGACGTCGGTTATGGCGCGTTCGACACTGGAGAGCGTCACGGGATCAATCGCGACACCGGCTTCATCCACGATTTTCAGATAGAGCCGCGGCGCACTCGTGAGGCGACGCAGCGACAACGCCGTCGCCGATTCCAACCGATCATGGACGAACTGATCCCAGAAGAGTTGATTGAACTGCGGGCCACGCGTCGGCAGTGGCACACTTGGCGCGGGCGCAGGGGCGGGCGGGCTCGAGACAGGACTGGGCGCAGACGGAGAGGAACTGGAACAGCCCGCGATCCCGAGACACGCCGCGACACTCAGCGCGTGCAGCATGTTCATCTACGCCGTCTTCTCGTTCTGACTGAGGGCCGCGAACAATTCCTCGGCGCGGATCGTGACGTTCTGGCCGTCATACACGAACACGAAAGATTCAAACCCATGCTCTCGCGTGCCGAGATGAATGGTCAGCGTGCGCGGCACGGATACGGCACTCACAGTGAAGTTGAGTGTTGAGGAACGCTGGTCGTCCATTAATCGCTCCATAATCGCAATCGCCGCTACGAGTGCAGTGCGGTGGTCCACCCTAGGCCGTCTTTTCATTCTGCTGGAGGGCTTGAAGTAAGAGCTTCCGAATCACCCACGAGACAGGGCGGTCTTGCTTTTCCGCCGCAGTCTCAAGTTGCTTCACTAGTGATGGCTCGGCTCGGAATCCGATAACTGGCTGTAGTTTCTTAGGCACGACGCATCGTAACACTGTTCCGTTCTGTTTGACAAGCGTTGGCTGATCGTCGTATGTTCTGTCCGCTTCCCGCTTTTTCACACAATGGAGCCGCCGCGTGACCGACCATGATGACGTGCTGTTCTTTGATGAACTCCGCTGGCGGTTGTCGAATATCAACCCGAACGTGCCGACGGCTACGCCGCAACCACTGACCGATCTCACCGCCGAAACGCTGTTAGTCGCTGACGTCGTGGCCGTCGAAGCAGAGCGCGACGACTGGCGACAGATCGCGGAGAGTTACCGAGAACTCGCGCAAATCTGCATCGAAGCTGCGGCGCGACACTACCAGACGGCGAATCGACTCACGCGCGAGAATCGGGCGCTCCGCGCGTTGCTGTGAAAGGGGCCGCACCACCACCGACGACACTTGGAGGGCCGCGGGATTGGCTCGTGACTCCTGACGGCTACTCGCTCGTCATCGCTGACTTAGGGATCTATCTCGATCTCACGCGGCTCCGGCGCGACAAACAAGAAACCATCGGACTCCTGCGTGTGCGCGTGAAATTCCGCGGCGCACGAACCATCCTCGCAGACGGCCTGCTCTCAAGCGCAGATTTTAATTGCTCGAGCCTTCGAGCGAGGAAAGAGCGCGGTAAGCATCTCGAGGACCGCGCGAGAACCGACACGAATATCGACTGGTTCGGCATCCTCGAAGAACTCTGCGTCCGCGTCCTCGAAGCTGAAGAAGTGGGCGAAGAAGAACGGCCGCTCGAGAAAGTCTCGATGAGCGAAGAACACGATGCGGAGATGGACGCGGGCGGATTGCCGCTGCTGCGCAAACATCCGACGATTTGGTTTGGTGATGGTGGGTCCGCGAAAAGTTATCTCGCCCTCTTTGCCGCCGTGGCACTCGTGCAGGCCGGCGAACGCGTGCTCTATTGCGATTGGGAATTTTCTGGCGAGGACCATCGTCGCCGACTCCATCGCATCGTAGGGCCGATTCCAGATATGCCGAACCTGCTATATCGACGCTGTGACCGTCCGTTGAATCGAGACGTCGGACGGATTAAAAGCATTCTCGCGCGGCACCGCACGTCGTTTCTGATTTGCGATTCGCTCGGCTTTGCTGCTGACGGCACGCCAGAATCCGCGGAGGCAGCGACGAACTACTACAAAGCCTTGCGCGAACTCGGATCGATCGGCTCACTCCATCTCGCGCATATTTCTAAGGCGGAGGAGGGCGACAAAAAACCATTCGGGAGCGTGTTCTGGGCGAACGGTGCACGAGCAACCTGGTATATGAAACGCACGGACGCGGACCCGTATTCGGACGCGATGACGGTTGGGTTTTTCCATCGAAAATCGAACGTCGGGCGACTGCGTTCAGATTTCGGGATGAAACTCGAATTCGTGGGCACGGAAACTCGGGTATTTCCGACCGAAATCACGGCCCATGAGGAGCTCGCTGCGAAGCTCCCAATCTGGCAACGGATGCAGGGCTTGTTATCTGAGGGGCCGAAGTCTGTGGCTGAACTCGCCGAGTCTCTTGGCGCTAAACCGGACTCAATCCGGCGACTTTCTAACAGCCATAAAGGGGGCTTTGAGCGCACGTCTGACGGCCGTATAGCCCTAGTTTCACGGGCGGGACAACACCGGGACAACTTTTCGTGATCTGCGAAATCATTAGCAAAATGCCCGGGACTACTTGTAAGACTGCTCGTTTGGTTTGGTGGTGTTTTCTTGAATCATGTCGAAAACCTGTCCCACCTAAATAAACCAATAAAAATGGGCCTTGGGACGACTTGTCCCGCCTGTCCCGGGACAGTCCCGGCTAGGGTGGGGCCAACGGGACGGGACAACCACCCCCCTTTAGGGGGGTTGTCCCGCCCATGTCCCACCCCGTCCTTGCCCGCGAGTGTGAACTAAAAAGAGGACACTATGAATTCCCGCTCACTGACGCAACGAGTCGCAGACCTTGAGGAAGAACACGAACTCGCGCTCCTGAAAATTTCCCGGCTGCGGGAAGCGATCGAAAAGGCGCTCACGGCGAATCATCTCGACTTCGCCCGCACCACACTACAGCGTGCCCTGACGACTGAGGAGTAGACTACATGCCGCCGATGAAACAGATTTCTCGGACGCAACTGGAAACCCGGCGCGCGATTGTGATCGCAGACGCGCAGATGAAACTCGATGTCGGTGACTATCACGGATGCGCGGATGCGTGCATGGATTTACGAGAAATCGAATCGCAGATCGTCTTGCTCGATCAACTCCGCGAAGCCGGCATGATCGACTGATGCCGCTGAAGCGTCTCGAGAACACGCGCGAGAGGTTACCGAGTGGCTATCAGTTCGGCGATGCGATTCCTCCGGAACGCGCGCGGATGCTCGCCGCGCTCCGCGATCACGTCGCCTCAGACTGCCGGCTGCAATTCTGTATTCGCTGCCAAGTCGCCCACTGCGAAGGGCTCTACACGACGGCGCGCTGATATGGCACTTGACTTCCGCGGTCCGCACGCAGAATTTCTCGCGGACGAAACCCCCGAGCAAGACCTCGAAGGCGCCCGCTATTCCGGCAAGACCTGGGCGTGTTCCGCGAAAGTGGGCCGCTACTGCACGAAGTTCCCCGGCATGGAATGGCTCATGGGACGCTTCTCGAACGAAGAGACGCGCACGAAAGTCCGGCCGGAATTTGTCCGCGTGATCGGGCTCGACCAGCAGCTCTCGCTCGAGTGGGACGACGACGCGAGCTGTTATCTCTTTCCCGACGTCGGCGGGTTACGCTCGAAGGTCTACGCCTACGGGTTGAAATCACAGAGCATCGTCGAAGCGTTGTCGAAAGTGCGCGGCCTCGGCGTGGCGGGGATTTGGAACGACCAGAGCGAAGAACTCCCGCAGGCGGTCAGCGAAGAATTGCGCTTTGGCACGCGCCAGCCGGGATTCCCGCATCGGCTGATCTTCTCGCCGAATCCGCCGAATGAAGATCACTTTCTCGCGGATCAATTCCCCGAAGAAAATCCGATGCCGCATCGCCGGTATCGCCGCGTCTCGCTCTACGACAACCAACACAACTTAGCCGAGGGGAAGATCGCGGAACTCGAAGCGTTGTATCCCCCGACGCACGCGAAATATAAATCGCTGATCCTCGGCATGCGCGGGCCGAACGTCGTCGGCGTGCCGGTCTACGACGGCTTGTTCAATCGCGCGCAGCACGTCGGCGCCGTGACCTACGCGAAGCAGAATCTCTTGCTCGAAGCGATCCACTCGGGGCAGCACCATCCGATCTGGGTCTGCGCGCAGTTCTCCGCGAGTGGCGGCTTAGAACTCCTCGGCGGGTTGATGGGCAAGCGGATGATGCTCGAGGATTTTCTCCCGCTCGTGAATCGCTACCGGCTCGAGTGGTTCGATCCCGACGAGTCCCAGGTGCGGCTCTGTAGTGATCCGCCGCCGTCCGCCGATGACGCTGGCATGCGGTTCACGGCGTTGGATCTCTTGCGAGACGCGGGCCTGAAGCCGCGATCGAAAGCGAACGCCACGGCGCCTGATGTCCGCGAAGCCGTGATCCAGAATCTCGCGACGCTCATGCGGCGCTATCGCGGGTTCACGGTCAACAGGGATCCCACACGCTGGCTCACCGTGTCGAAGGACGTGACGAAGCAAAGTAAATCCCTCGTGGACGCGCTCGAGGGCTCGTATGTCTGGGACGAACACTTCGTCAGCGTCAGCAACAAGACCGTCCGGAAACCGAAATCGGATCAGTGGCTCGACGGCTGGATGCGGTGCGTGGAAAACATCGCCTTGAACTTCTGCACACTGAAAACCCCGAAAGGCCAAGACAACCGCCCGCGTCCACAGCCGACTTACCAAATAACCCGTCCGGATAGCTGGCTGGGCTCCTAGCGCGTTATCTTCACGTCTCAGCCAGTCGGCTACTCCAAACAGAGATAATCAATCCTAGGGCCGTTTCCGGCCGATTACGGCCTACGATAACTCGTATCAACCCGTTGATACGGTCCGTGTGAAGGTTACGAAGTATCCACATTGACGGGGCCGTGGGTATCGGGTATACACTGTCGCCCTCTCACCATGCGGGACAACGAAGGCGCGTGATCTGTCCAAGTTGCGGCCACGACGTGGAGGTCGTCGGCGTGGACATTGCGCCGCCGCTCGCCATTTGCCCCGACTGTGAACGCTCCCTCGTGGTGATTGAGGGCAGGGCGCGACTCGCGACCGCCGCGGACGTGACCGACATCACGCCCGACGACAAAGCCGCGCTCTCGCAACTGCGGATTGACACCCGCCGCGCCCGCAAGGCGTATTACCAGCAGCATCACCGCTGATGCCCCCACTGACGACGGAACTCCTGGGCGAAGACCACGCGGCCCCGCAGACGCCGTTTCAATTTCTCGACGTGAACGGCTTCGTCTACCGCTGCAATCGCGTCACCGGCGAGATGTGGCGACTCGGGCCACACGCCACGGACAAGAAAATACAAATCTGGACACTCGTGCAGGACACCAGTGGCGCGTAAACCGCCGACGTCGCGCTTCGGACTTAAAGATACGGACTTTCTCCGCACGGCCCGCGCCCGCTTCACCTTCGCCGACGAAGCAGACACCGATCAGCGCCGGCGGGAGCGCGAGGATCTCGCGTTTTACGCGGGCGATCAGTGGCCCGCCGATATTCTGGATTACCGCAAAGGCCAGCAGCCGACCGGCGGCATGCCCGCCGTGCCGTCGCGGCCGACGCTCGTGATCGACAACTTGCGCGAGCCCGTGTCCCAAGTCATCAACGAAGGCGCCAGCGCGGATCTTGGCATTGCGATCACACCCGCGGAAGACTTCGGCGATCTCGGCGTGATTCCCGACGACACGGAAATTAAACTCCGCGAAGGACTCGTCCGAAAAATCCAGCGCGAGAGTCAGGCGCGCGATGCGCGGATGTGGGCGTTTGATCGGGCCGTGAAAGCGGGCCGCGGCTATTACCAGATCCTCACGCGCTACTTACCAGGGAAAACGAGCGATCAGGAAGTCTACGTCCATCGCATCTACAACCAAGCGTCCGTGTTGCTCGATCCGTCGCACGAAGAACCGGACGGCGGCGATGCGAAGTGGGCCTTTGTCGTCGTGGATATGCTCTACGACGACTACCAAGCGAAATTTCCGACGGCCGCCGACGGGAAAGACAACCGCCTGTCCTCCCTCGGCGAGAGCGAGTGGGAACTGCTCGGCCACGATTACCCGAAATGGTTTAAGTCGGCCGACGAAGGCAGCGACACCGACCAGAAGACCCGCAGCATTCGCGTGGTGGATTACTGGTATACCGTCAGTGACGAACGGATGCTCTCCACGCTGAGTGATGGCACTGATGTCTGGAGCGACGAACTCCCGCCGGAGGAAGTCTTAGAGGACGCAGGGCTCGAGGTGATTGACGAACGCGCCGTCACCACGCAATCGATCAAGTGGGCGAAGATCGACGGCGCGCAAGTGTTGGAAGAAACCGACTGGGCCGGTCCGGACATGCCGATCATCAAAGTGCTCGGCGAAGAGATCCAACCCTATGACGGGGAGCGCCGCGCCGAAGGCATGGTCAGGCCCTCCCGCGATTCGCAGATGGGCCTGAACTACATGATCTCAAAACAAGTCGAGATGGTGGGGCTCACACCGCTGACGCCGCTCATTGGCGATCCGGATGCGACCGACGGCTTCCCCGAGTGGGAGCAATTAAATACGCGCGTCGTGCCGATGGCCCGGTATCGCAGCTACGACGATCAAGGGCGGCCACTGAAAGAACCGCACCGGCCGAATGCCGATCCCAACCTGCTCCCGATCTCGCAGTCGATCGCGCTGTTCTCCGCGCAAGTCGAAAAGCAAACGCGCGTCCCGGCGGCACGGCTCGGCGACATCGATCCGGTCACGCGCAGCGGCAAGGCGCTAGATCGGCTCACGTCCAATTCGCGCAACAGCACGAGCGGGTTCATGAATAACCTCGTGCGCTCCGTGCGGTATGAAGCT